GGCAAGCGTCTCTTTTTGGACGAAAAGCCCGAACTGGCTCAGACCGATTCGGATCAGGGCGAGGACATCGCCATCGGCAGGGAACAGCCCCGACTGGAAACTGTAGTGGTTGGGGATGATTCTTTCGGGGCTCAGGTGGCGGTGTGGGCTGACAAATTTATGCAAACCACCCTCATGCCCTGGCAGGTTCACGCATTGAATCAGCAGCTGATGACCGTGACCGGTGACGATGGGTTACCTGACCCCTGGGGTTTGGTACATCGAGAAAGCCTTGTCTCTACTGCCCGTCAGAATGGCAAAAGCATTGCGCTCACAGCTCTCATTGGGTGGTGGCTGACTGAGATGTCAGTGCTCAGAGGTAAACCGCAGAATGTGCTTTCGGTGGCTAACCGTTTGGATCGTGCTGAGGGTTTGTTTACCCAGCTCGCCCCGATCCTTGTGGAGTATTTCGGCGGCAAACAACTGGCAGCGCTAGGGCGCAAAGAGGTCTCAGGCATTTGGGGTCGGTGGGAAATTAGAGCTGCATCCAACAAATTGCATGGTGGTTCATACGATCTAATCGTGGCTGACGAAATTTTCGACATTGACGGCGGCACCATTGACGATGCGCTACGCCCGTCACAAATTGCTCGCAAGTCTCCCCTGTTTTCAATGTGGAGCACCGCCGGCGATGAGTCATCCCTGGCGATGATGCAGATTAGGACAATGTGCATTGCATCCATTGACAAGCAAGAACCCAGCCTGACCTATTTCGCTGAGTGGTCTATGCCACCAGGGGCTGATAAGTCTGAGCGCTGGTGGCGCTGGGCTAACCCCGCATTGGGAACCACCATAACTATTGAGGCGCTCAGGGCAGTTTCTAAAAAAGACAGTTTCCTACGCTCTCACCTAAACCAATGGGTTGCAGCTCGTGGCGCATGGCTGGAAATGGGCGTATGGGATCAACTAAAAACCACCCTGCCAATGCCCGATGGTGGCGTGCTCGCTGTAGAGCAGTCACTCGATGAGGCTCGCTTTATCGGTCTTAGATCTGCCACTGTTGATGGGCGCACCCATGTCTGCACTGAATTCATTGTGGACAACGAAACCGAAATGTGGTCTGAAGTTCAGCGGGTCATGACAAATCAAAAAGTGCAGCTGGCTATCACGCCACCGCTGGAAATTCATCTGCCGGTGAACCTGCAAAAGCGGTACTGCGTGGTGGGCTATGGCGAGCTGATGAAGTTCACCCCGACTGTGCGCACCATGATCAATGAGGGCAAGGTCGTGCACTATGACGAGAATCTGTTAAACGAACAAGTATCAAGAGCCGTGATTGTCAAGGTTGCCACAGGAATCGTTCTCAGCAGCCAAAAGAGTCCAGGCGCTATCGAGCTATGCAGGGCAATGGTGTGGGCTGTGGCACTGTCATCAAAGCCACAAATAACCGCAAAACCCATGCTGGTTATCTCAAGATGATTACACTCTGCTAATAGGTGGCTGGCAACTTGTCGGGAGAGGTCAGCCGCCACTGATCTAGGAAAGCACTATGGCTATTTTCAACAGAGTGAACAAAGCAGCAATTTCACCTGCACCACCTGAACCCCAGGTCAAGGCAGCAGCTGTGGGCGGTGGCTACTCACCAAATAATGCAGGCGTAAACCTCATCGGTCAGTACTACACCTATCAAGAGGGTGAAGCCCGTAACCGTGCCATGCAGGTACCTGCCATTTCCCGTGCTCGTGATCTTCACGCCAGTGTGATTTCAGCGATGCCGCTAAAAATGTATCGAGAGACCTGGAACGAAACAGAGCGTGAAATGGAGTGCATTGACTTAGCACCCCGTTCATGGCTGCGCCGCCCTGACCCAGCCATCACTTATGAAACCCTCATGAGTTGGACGCTCGATGATCTCATGATGTTCGGAAGAGCTTTTTGGTACATCACCAGCCGCACCCAAGATGGCTACCCCGCATCCTTTACCCGTTTACCAGCTGCTTCATGTCAGACCACCGATCAAGTCGGTCCGGTGTGGTTTGCCCCATCCAATGAGGTCTATTTCATGGGTGGAATGCTTGACCCAGTAAACCTTGTGCAGTTCATCGGTGCTTCACAGGGCATCATCTATCAGAGTGAGCAAACCATCGAGACAGCTCTCAAGATTGAGGACTCACGCCTACGCAATGCCGCTTCAGCGATCCCGTCCGGCATCCTCATGCAGACTGGCGGGGAACCGCTAAGCGCTCAAGAGCTCGCAGATCTAGCAGCTGCTTTTAACGCTGCACGATCCACAAATCAAACCGCAGCGCTAAATGAATTTCTTAAGTATGAACCCACCAATGCGACACCTGACAAAATGTTGTTGATTGAGTCTGCTAACTACAGCGCTTTAGACCTGAGCCGTTTGTGCAATATTCCCCCGTATTTATTGGGTATTTCGACAGGTTCTTACGCCTACACAAATAGCCGTGAGAGCAGAATCGATTTGTGGACATTCGGTACTAAGGCATACGCAGAGGTCATTGCATCCACATTGAGCGCCGACAACATTCTCCCCAGGGGAACATTCGTTTCATTCGATACGGATTCCTACATCGGTGAGGTAGAAGAAATGGGCGCAATGCCTAACCAACAGCAACCAGCAGAAAACACACAAGAGGATTTAGCTTCATGATTCGTTTTACATCCGATCAGGTCACAGTGCGTGCAGCAGCTGATGACGGCACCGCCACCGGTGAGCGCCGCATCGATGCCATAGCGGTGCCATATAACCAATTTGCAACAGTCAGCGATGGCACTGAGGTCATGTTTAAGCCTGGTTCATTGCCTGAGGACGGTAAAAACCCCCGTGTTTTTATGTACCACGATTCAAAAATGGTCGTAGGCAGCGTGGTCGAGAGGGTTTCAACCGATGATGCCATGCTCGCATCTATGAAAATTTCCCGCACCGCCCTGGGCGATGAAGCCCTAGTGCTTGCCGCAGATGGCGTTATGGATGTATCCGTAGGGGTCAACATCCTGGAATACACAGAGGACAAGCAAGGCAGAATGATTGTCACCGCAGCTGAATGGCTTGAATTGTCATTAGTCCCCATTCCTGCGTTCGCTGGTGCTACTATCACCGATGTGGCAGCATCCGCTGAGACAAATTCCGACACACCCGACACACAAGAAGAAACCACCGAAACAGTCGAGGAGACAACAGTGGAAGCAACACCAGCACCAGCTGAGGCAGTAGAAGCAGCAGCGATTCCAACCGCACCAATTCCTGCGCAGCCAAAGCGTGAATTTCGTATGCCATCAGCAGGCGAATATCTCGCAGCTATGCACATCGGTGGCGACACATTCGCAAAGGTAAACGGCGCATTCCGTGAAGCCGCAATGGCAAACCGCACAGTTTTGCAAGCAGCAGCTGGCGATCAAATTACGACTGATACACCTGGTCTCTTGAATCAGATGGTGCTCGGACCCCTGGTACAAGATCTCAATTTCATCAGACCAGTCGTTCAAGCAGTGGGAGCTCGTGCTTATCCTGACGGTGGAGCTCAGAAAACTTTCGTGAGACCCACCATCGGAACCCACACAGATGCAGGAGTGCAAGCATCAGAGCTCGCACCAGTAACTGCCCGCACAATGGTCATTAACGCAAATACCATCGGCAAGACCACCATCGCCGGCAGCGTATTTTTGTCGGTACAAGACATCGACTTCACGAGCCCCCCAGCAATGAATCAGATCCTCACAGACTTGATGGGCGAAGCCATGTACGCCTCGGACAACCTCTGCGCAGACGCATTGCTTACAGCAGCATCAGCATCAGGCACCTGGGATCTCACAGCAGCCGATCTTGTAAAGAGCATCTACGATGCAGCAGCTGACATTTCCAATGGTCGCAACTGGTTCCCCACTCACATGCTCGTTTCTCCCGATGTGTGGGCACAGCTCGGATCAGCAGTAGACAGCACAGGCTCTCCATTGTTCCCATTCGTGGGCGGTGCTCTCAGCGGCATGAACCGCCTCGGCTCGCAGAACGCAGTCAGCTGGAACGGCAACCCATTGGGTCTTGAGCTCGTAGTGGACAGCAACTTTGCTGCTAAGACGATGGTCATCACACGCCTTAACACCGGCAACGGCGATGCATTCGAGTATTACGAATCCCAGCGTGGGATCATGAGCGTTGAGGTACCCTCAAAGCTCGGTCGTGAATTTTCGTACCACCTGTACGCATCCACATTCGCTGCCATCCCTGGCATGATCCGCAAGATCGTTCAGGCTTAATCAGCAAAGGAGACTGACTCTTATGTCGGTCTATACAGTCACATTCCATCAGCGCCTGGATGACTACGCAGTCGTGCAGACGCTGGTGGAAACTGACATCTCACCAGGTCAAACATTCACGCTCGCCTCATTAGGTCACGGTCTAAACGGCACACATGTTGCTTACGCCTGCCCCCAGTACCTCTACACAGGTACAGACACAGAGGGAAACCTGCATTTTGACCCTGAGGTACCAATTCCTAACCAGGTGCTTTTTTACGATGTAGGCGATGACCTAGATCGTGTTACTACAAACTCAGTCGGCACCCTGACATTTGTGCAAACTTGCACATGGATTACAGGAAGCCAAATTGAGGACTACATCGGATTAGAGCTCACAGGCGTAGACGATGCAGCATTCCTAGTTCAGTGCGCAGCAGCTGCTAACGCATTCGCCTATCGGCGCAGAGTCGAGTCCGGCTACCTTTCCGAATCGCTCAGCACATCTCCCAGCGCAGATGTCACCCTAGGCACAATCATGGTCGGGGCTGCGTATTTTAGGCAGCGTGGCAGTTACAACTCAATTGCATCGTTTGACGGTATGGGCGTAGCAGCATCAAACGGCATCACACCAATGGTGCTGCAGCTGCTGGGCATTAACCGCCCACAGGTGGCGTGATGCCATACACCGATCTGTTTAACGAAACCATTGATGACATCGCTGCAAGCCTTGCCACCATCACAGGTTTACGAGTGGTCACAGACCCCCGCAACATCAACCCGCCGTGCGTGTTTCTTGATGCACCATCCTTTGCCGCTTATAACGCAAACATTGCCGATATGACATTCCCGATTCGTGTCATCGGAACTGGTTACCCAAACCTCGATGCACTGCGTCAGGTGCTCGCTATTTGCGCTTCATTACTTACTAAGAATGTCGCCGTGACAGACGGCAGACCAGTTAGTCTTTCCATCGGTGGGCAAGAGCTGCCCGCCTACGATTTAACTATCCGAATTAAGGCACAGGCATCATGAGCAAATACACAGTTATTTCTGAACTGGTCGGTGAACCAGGCACAGAATTCATTCCTGACGAGGGCATCAATGTGGAAGCGCTCATCGAGGGTGGCTTTATCAAGTCCGACAGCAAAACCAAAACCGCAAAGACAGAGGAATAACTCATGGCTACATCTACCTACCTTTCCAACCCAGTCGTG